TTAGGCTTCAATTTCTGTTCCGCCGATCAAGGTGAACCCCATCGTTTTATCTTTCCTGACCGTCACATATTCCACCATGCTGCCCCAGAGCGATTCATCAAATTCCGTCACCGCGTCGGGCAGCTTTTCCAGTTCCGTGATGAAACGTTCGAATTCCCGGCGGCGAATGCCCTTCTGCCGGATCTCCGCGGCAACACTGTCCCGCTCCGCCTTGGTGGATTCGTACCTGCCAACCGCCGCATCATATGCGGTGCTGTATTCATCCTGGTTCTGAGCGACCCTGGCGTTGGTGGCGATCATCTCCTGGACCTCGTCTGCCTCGGCGTTCAGGCGCTCATCCAGTTCGCGCAGCCTGCTTTCAAGTTCCTCTGATCCACTGAAGGCCTGCTGTACCTCCCGCAGGTCGGCCATCAGTGCTTTTCTATCCCCGCTCATTTTATTGACTGCCCGGATGAACGCGGCTTTCACTTCATCCTCTGTAACATGCGGTGTCCCGCATTTGCTTTTCCTGTCGGCGTATTTGGCGTTGCACCGCCATATGACCCTTCGGTACTGGTCTTTCGAGTGCCAAACTTTCGAGCCGAACCATCCGCCGCACTCGCCGCAGCGGATCTTGGTGGAGAAAATGGTAGAACCGCTGAAATGCTTTTCCCGGCTGCGCTGCGCGATCAGATCCTGCACTCTGTCGAAGGTTTCAGCCTCGATAATGGCGGGATGATGATCTTCAACATAATACTGCGGAACCGCGCCATTGTTCACAACGACTTTCTTTGTCAGGTAATCAGCCGTATAGCGTTTCTGAAGCAGCGCGCAGCCCTTGTATTTTTCGTTCGTCAGAATGGATTTGATGGTGCTTGGGTTCCAGAACTTCAATCCCTTCGGTGATTTGATGCCCATTTCTGTCAGCTTTCTGGCAATAGCAACGAAGGAGAAGCCCTTGATGAACTCAGCGTATATAAGTTTCACAACCTTAGCCTGTTCCAGGTTTAAAACAAATTCGCCGTTCTCCCCACGGTCATAGCCCATGAAAACGGAGAACGGCGCTGTCGCTTTTCCGTCAGCAAATCGCTTACGCTGGCCCCAGGTGACGTTGAGCGAAATGCTGCGGCTTTCTTCCTGCGCAAGACTGGACATGATGCTGATCAGCAGTTCGCCTTTGGAGTCGAAGGTCCATATATTTTCCTTCTCGAAATAGACCTCAGTGCCGTGTTCCTTCAGTTTGCGGATGGTCGTGAGGCTGTCAACCGTGTTGCGGGCAAATCTACTGACAGACTTTGTCAGAATGAGTCCGATCTTCCCGGCCAAGGCATCCTCCACCATCTGATTAAACCCGTTCCTGCGCTTGGTGGAGGTGCCGCTGATGCCCTCGTCGCTGTACAGGCCGGCGTACTCCCATTCGTCATGTTCCCTGATGAAGCGCTCATAGTAATCGCACTGTGCTTCGTAGCTGTTCAGCTGGTCCTCATGATCCGTTGAAACGCGGGCATAGGCGGCGACTTTTCTTTTCTGCTTGACCGCAATCGGCGCGGCGGTAAATCTGCTGACCGTCGCCGGGATTTTCGTTATTGTTGCCATGTTCAGTACCTCCTTGGGCAGCGTTTGCGTTTTTCATGCGCGTAGGTTCTCTCTTCGATATGTCCATCCCTGAAATGGAAGGTAAGCCTCGTTCCAAGGACAGAAATGTGCGTCAAATGCTCCAGCATGACGTTTTCGTCAAACTCATTCAAACCAAGAACCTCGCAGATGATCTTTTTGAGCGTACAGTCTCTCATGTACATCGGTTTTGGTGTTTCAGGGGCCACTTTGCTGTGCCGGTAGCAATGCCAGCGCCTGCTCTGTGTCCCGTCAGTAAAACTGCGCACTTGGGCGACAAGGTTTTCACCGCAGCCTTCACATTTGAGGAACAGCGTCAGGTCGTGCTGGGCATGACCGTACATATCCCTCGACCGCCTTCTTTCGCTGATTTCCCGCCGCTGCTCTTCCGTCCATTGTGCCCGGCGAAAATGGAACTCTGATTTTCTGTATTCTCCGGGATGGTGGTACATATAATGAGCGCGTTCAGCAGTGCCGTTTACAATCTCCACGCCATATCGCTTCGCGTATTCTTCCTGCGCCATCCGGTAGGTTTCTTCATCGATAATAGCCGGATGCGTCCCTTCCAGATAGTACATCGGCAGCTCACCCTTGTTTTTCACTACCTTGTGGCTGACATGGCTTTCAGTGTAGTATTTCTGCATCATGCGGTTCCCGATGTATTTCTCCTGGTGCAGCATGCTGCTGATCACTGTGTTTGACCACGTCTTGCCATAGAAACTGGGTATTCCTTCCTCATTCAGCTTTTTGGCGATGATATAGCATGAATCACCGGCGATAAACATCTGAAAAATCCTGCGTACTACTTCTGCTTCTTTTTTCTCGATCACTGTTTCTCCATTTCGGCAGCGATAGCCATAGAGCATGCAGTTTCGCGCCTCACCGCGCTCATAGCCCTTGCGGATACCCCATTTCGCATTTTCTGAGATACTGCGGCTCTCCTCCTGTGCGAATGAAGCGAGGATCGTCAGCATCAGTTCTCCGTCAGCATCAAGGGAATGGATCCCTTCCTCCTCGAACCAGACATCCACGCCAATGTCTTTCAGGTGCCGAACCGTTTCCAGCAGGTCGACAGTGTTACGGGCAAAACGGCTGATTGATTTTACGAGAATAATGTCTACGAGCCCGGCGTTGCAATCTGCAATCAGGCGGGTAAGCTCACCGCGCCCGTCAATGCCCGTTCCCGAAACCGCGTCATCCGCGTAAACCCCGGCATAAATCCATTCAGGGTTCTTCTGAATCAGCGCGCTGTAATGGCTGATCTGGGCTGAGATGGAATGCTTCAGCCTTTCAGTCTCCATGGAAACACGGGCATAGGCTGCGACATGCTTTCTGGGCTTAAATGCTGGCGCTGCCGGCTCCAGAATACTGATTTTCTTCATCTTCTGAGCCCTCCTTACCGCTACCATTAATCACTCCGTTTTCGATACATAGCAACTGGGTTTCTACTAATACAGAGCCGGTGACGGGATGATATTTTGCCCGGAACCGCGCTTCGATCTCCCTGAATTCATCCGTCGTGATAAGCCTGGCGGCAAGCAGCCTTTTCATCTGATGCATAACCAGCCCATAACAGCGCTCCCGTTCAAACACATCAGCTGTCATGCTTCCCTCCGAATCTGTCCGCGATATAGCACTCATGACAGCAGTATTTCCTGTGAGCGTTTCCGTAAGCGGTGAACTTACTGCCACAGTTTGGGCAGGTGTATTCATACATGGCCTTCCGCCTGACCTGATCCAGATGGCTGTTCCACCAGCGTGTACGGCAAATGTCAGAGCAGAACTTTTTGACCTTTCTTCCTGGCTGCTGGATGACGGGATTCCCGCAATTAATGCATAGTTTTTCAGCTTTATGCTCATTATCACCAGGATCAGACTGCTCCTGGTTTTCGCACATCATCCGGTTTCTTCTGAAAAACGTCTTTATGGTGTTCTTTGATATTCCAAGCGTGTCAGCAATTTCTGCATAACTATTACCTGCCTCACGCATCGCAATCAGGCGTTTCTTTTCATCGAGCGTCATCCGGTGTCCCTCCAATCGTTTGTCGGTTCACCTTCCTACGCCCAAAAGTCATATGTTTTTACAGTAGCCAAAAAACAAAAATAGCCGCCAGCAGAGAGCCACGTCTCTGCCAGCGGCGCTTATGGACTTTAGCTCATTTCTGAGCAAAAGTTACGCATTGATGATTTCGCTGTACTTCCCCGACACCCATCCGACCTGGCTGCCAACTTTCACAGCGTGCCAGCCGTTCTGGGCGGTGGCAATCCACTCCAGCTCGGTTCCGTCCTTAACAGAGGTGATACGGGCGTAATCCGCCCCGTTGCCCTGACGGATATTGACCGTGCCGTTGTCACAGACGATCTTAACTCGTGTCACAGGTGTTTCCTGCGGCGTTTCCGGCTCCGGATCAGGCTCCGTCTTCTGGCCGACATCATTGTCAGCCACAGCGGCCATCAGGGCGGTGTGGGTCTGGTCACCGTATTTGCCGTCCTGTTTCAGCCCGGCCTTCTTCTGGAAAGCCTTCACGGCGCTTTCGGTCTTGCTGCCGAAATCACCGTCCACCGTCAGAGCCGCGCCCAGCTGGTTCAGTAGCTCCTGTAGCGTCTTCACATCCGCACCAGAGGAGCCTTTCTTCAGAAGACGGCTGCCCAGCGTATAGGTGACGGTTTCAGCGGGCTGTGTGGAAGTGGTATCTCCGTAGTGGATGAAGGGCAGCTTCGCCCAGTGTTTCCAGGTGCGCTGCTTTACCACGGTCTTGACACAGCCGTAGTTGAAGCCGCGCCATTCCACGGCATATCCGTTGCCGACGTAGTAGCCGATATGCCCGTCCGTGAACAGCGCCACGCCGGGAATTTCAGGCAGGGTGTCAATCGTGCCCCAGTCCATGCCCTTGGTCTTGCAGTAGGCGAACATGCCGCTGGCGCTTTTGTCTGGACACCCGTTGGAGCCATACTTGCTGGTGAAGGTCTTGTCCGTGCCGATGCTCTCCAGCACGCCCTGCCCGCCGTTCGTCCAGGCATAGCCTTTGCAGCCGCCCACGCAGTCGGCCACCACCTGCTTGCTGGCGATGTCCTTCCTGTAGCGGGAAGTGCGGCTGAAGCCGTAGTGCTGGGGATACTGTTTGCTTTTGCGGGAGAGCAGACTGTTACTGGCTTTATAGACGCAGGAGCCGTACCAGTAAGGGCTCTTTTTCTCCGCCATTTTCAGACACCAGTCCACGAAGTGCTCGTTGGTGAACGGGGTATTGATTCTCTCAGACATTCGTATATCCTCCCATCATGAAATGAGGGCGGCGGTCATTCGCCGTCGCCCCGGTCGGTCGTGGCAGTGCGGTCCTTGTCATGCAGCTGGGACAGAATGTCCTTCAGCCTGTCGGGGATGGGCAGGCCTGCATGCGCGGCGTTTTCGAGCAGGCTGAGGCCTTCGTTTGACATATAGAAGCAGATCACCGCGCTCCTCAGTGCGCTGCCCGTGCCGACCACATGCAGATCGATGATGTGCGCCACGCCCACCAGCATCAGGATGAACACCTTCTTGCAGATGCCCTTGAAGCCCACTGCCGAGGACAGTTTCCTGTCGATGATGGCGCACATGACGCCGCTGATGTAGTCCAGGGTCATCAGCACAATCAGCGCGATCATCAGTCCGTCCATACCGCCCAGAAAGTAGCCCAGCCATCCGCCGATAGCCGTAATGGCGATCTGAACCTTCGTCCAGATCAGATCAATGGAAAAGTCCCTCATAGTCTTTCCTCCGTTTCGTTGTTGTGATATGGAAAACCCGCCCTCGTGTTGAGAGCGGGTCGATCCCGGGATCTATGCTGTTTCATGCGAGTCCTCCTAAACCTGTATCCATGCGCCGCCGCTGCGGTAATATGGCGCGACCTGCACCCACACGCCGTTCAGCCTGTAGTACACGGCACACTGCACCCACTGTCCGCCCGTCCGGTACCACACCGTCGCGGCTTCATAGGTCACCGTCATGGTGATGGACGTGACACGGGCATAGTTCGCAGAGTAGCCTGAGCTTGTGGACGTCTCGCCGTTATAGAGAACCAGCAGAGAATTACCTGCCCTCAGATAAGTGGACAGCGCGTTGAAGAAGGCCGTGTTAGATGATGCGTTCAGCGTGAACGTTGTGGTGTTCCCATAGAACTTGCCGGTAAGTGTGCCCAGCACATCGCCCACCATGGCGGAGCCGTTGCCGCCCGTGGGAAAGGTCTGCTGCGTGCCTTTCCTGAACGTCAGCACCTTGGATGTGCTGCCCGAGCCGGCTTTGGACGACGTGATGGAAAACACGATGTTCCTGATGATTTTCCCCTTCAGCGCCGTACCTGCCCCCGAGAAAAGCATCACGCCCACGCGGGAACCGCTGGCCGATGTTTTCTGGTACGCGCCCTGGCACGCACCGTTGGAGGAGCCTTTGCTCCAGGAGGAACTGCCGTACAGCGCGTAGCCGATGGTCGTATTGCTGTTCGCTGTTGCTGTAAAGGTCTGCGCCATATAGTCACCCCTTTAGACCGGCACCAGGCAAATCTGTCCATCCGTACCCGATGAAGGCAGCGAACTCGCGTAGAAGATGCCAAGATTGGCAAGAGCTGCGACAGCCGTGGTCGCGCCCGTGCCGCCGTTGGCTACAGGCACGCCCGTCACCATGCCGGAATGGAATATACGATAGTTCGCCCAGTTCCCGGCGTCGCAGACGCGGAGCAGCACCGCGTAATCCAGGCTGCTCTGATACGCCTTCGTCCTGACTTCCAGCATCCGGCGGTTGTTGCCTGTGTTGTCCTCCCAGGACGCAAAAGAGGACGCCCCGGCATAGCTGCCCTCAAACACCGTGCGGTTGGTAGTATTGTTGTAGTACGGCAGCAGGTACATGGACGGATAGAGATAGCCCTGAATGGACAGATTGCCCGTCATGGTGTCGCCGCTCTTTTTCACACCGCCCAGCGCGGAAAGAGCGCCCGCGGCGGTGGACGCGCCTGTGCCGCCCTGCGCGATCTCCAGGGGCTCTGACAGCTTCAGCGGCCAGCCGAACTCCGCATAGCCGGACGTCTCCGCCACCTTGCCGAAAGCGACGCCGCTGCCGTCCGCGAGGAAGTCCATAATGACGCCCTTTGTGCCGATGGACACCGCCTGCTCCACATAGTAGAAATAGTCCTGCAGACGCACCTTGATGTCATAGCTGGAAAGGGCGTCGAAGGTCTGTGTCAGCACCTTGTCTGTGGCGCTGAGGGTGTATGAGGTGACCGGCAGCGACTCCGCTTTCGTCCATTCCGAATCACTGGCAAGTTTGTAGTACACCACGCCAGCCAGCGCATTCTTGTTGTTCAGGGAAACCACGCTGCCGGTGAAAGAGTAGCGCACATGTGTCCCGTCCACCTGCGCCGCGCTGCCATCCGCATTACAGCGATCCGCTTTGAACAGGCGAATGGACGGATAGCTGTAATCCAGCACGGTCAGCGTTTCAGTATAGGTGGCCGTTCTGCCTCTGCTGTCCGTAACCGTGACCGTAAGCGTCAAATCGCCAGATGTAGAAAGACACTTTGTACAAGTGAAGGACGCCTGTGTATAGTTCACGCCGTCCAGCGAGGTACGACAAGAGGAAACCGTGCTGCCGTATGAACCGGCGGCGGTAATCTCAACCGACAGCGTACTGAGCATTTTCACATACGCGCCGATCTTTGCAGCCACCGTGCTGTTGGCGTCGCTGACCGTCACGGATGAAATGGACGGAACGACAGTAGGAGGCACTTTCAGCGTCAGCGCGCAGGTTCTCGTGCCCGTCAGCACGCCGCCGTTGTAGCTCTGACAGGTGATGGTGCAGGAGCCGCTGATGGCGCCCGGGATCACCGAAGCCAGCGTCAGCGCGGGAGTCCATGAAACGGACGCGCCGACATTCGTTCCAATCGTACCGCTGGTATTGCCAAAGGTATACAGGATTGTGTGCGTGGTGGCCGTACTGACCCGGTTGGTATAGATCGTCACCGTGCTGCCCATGTCCACAGATGTCGAGGACGCGGACGGCTGGGATACTGCTTCCTCATAGGTGATGGTAATCGTGACGCTGTTCCACTGCAGGTAGTTGTATGAGTATCCATGCGAGGAAGTGGATGGGTCTGGATTGTAGATGGTGAAGCTGTTGTTGCCCTGGGCGATATACGCCGCCATGTTGGTGAACAGACTGCCCGTCATCTGACAGGCGGTGCTGTTGCCATAAAACGAGCCCGTGAATGTACCCAGCGCGTCTCCCACATATCCGTATCCCGTCACGCCGGACGCGATGCCGTTCTGGTAGTTGGCCTTGCGCATATAAACGGTTTTGGTGGAACCCGCGCCGTAGCCGGCCTTCGCCGCGTCTACGGAGATCCAGATGCTCTGGATCACCTTGTTGGCCAGGTTCATGCCGGAAAACGAGATAATGCCCACATAGTTGTAGCTGCTCTCGTAATACTCCTGACAGGCCGAACCGCTTTTGGCGTTGGAAGACGAACCGGTCTTTCTGGTGCACAGCGACGCGCTGTATGCTGCTGTTGTCGCCATATGATCTCCTTTCCCGGCGTCAGCCGTTATAAATCAGGGAGAGGTTGCCGTTGCTCTGAGGCTCAAAGGCAAACTTGCCGATGATGAGCCGGGAGAGAATTTCGGCATGGGTGACATAGAGCTTGTTATTCGAGAGGTAGGCGACTTCGCTGTCATTCATATAGAAGGCCAGCCTGTCATTCACCACGCGGAATGTGAAGGGATTGCCCGTTTTGCCGATGACCAGCCCCTGTTCGTCAAAGGACATGTAGGTGCGGAAGATGGCCAGCTCGTCCTCTGTCGCCTCGTGCGCGTCGGTAAGGTCCTGCTGCAGCTGATTGATCCTCGTCACCGCCCAGGTGTAACTGCTTTCAGTCTGTTCGGAAAGTGTGCCCACCCGCTGGGTGACCTGCGTCATATCGCTGGCCAGGGCATAGGTGGCGGAGACCTCCTGACGGATGCTGTCCGCTTCGGTGCTGATTTGCGCCCGAACGGAGGACAGCTTCTGCTCCAGCGTCTCCTCCGCGTCTTCCGGGGCCGCCGTCCAGTCCGTGGCGCGGTTGCCCTTTTCCAGCTTGATCTGGTGGATGATGGTCGTGGCTGTTCCCGCGCTGGCGGGCTTACGGTAGATGAGGATATCGGCGTTGTCCGGCGCGTCATCCGGAGATTTGCCCTGGGCGTATTCGGCGATGAAAGTCGCCCGTACCGTCTGTCTCTCCGTGCCGGACAGACCGATTGTCGCCAGCGTCGTACTGCCTTCGGATGTGCGTACGGTAAGACCGGCGTATTCTTCCATGGGCGTGAGCGTCAGGGAGACAGTGTACTGCTCCCCGGCGATCATTGGTTCGGACAGTGCGTACCGGGCGATCTGCGCTGTAGAGGTTGCCACTTCCGAGCCGGAGTTGAGGATATAATTGCGTCCACCCACCGCCAGCGCGTCAATGGCCTCCTGCGCTTCTTCTGCTGTCAGAAAAGCTTCATACGAGATCTGGGAGATCGTCTTGAAGCCGCCGTTGTAGTACCGGAACATAGGATGCTCCGGAGCCAGCACCGCGGCGGTCGTAGTACTCATCAGGCCCAGAAGGATGTAGGTGTATCCGTCCTCCGTGATCGGAGCCGTCGTGGTCAGCACACCCGAAGCAGGGGTGAACATATTCCCGTTCAGCGTCCCCCTGATATACACCGTCGCGCCGGCTGTACCGGAGAAACCCGATACTGTATTTTCCAGGGAAAATTCCGTGCCCCAGGAGATGTAATTGTCGGTCTGGGTCAGCTTGCCTGTGGCATAGGCGGTGCCGATGTACAGAATGGGCTTTGTCACATCAAAAGCCGCAGTCGAGAGCAGAATCAGTTTCCCCGCGCTGTTGAACACACCCAGCCTGCCTGCCGCAATCGCGCCTGTTGCCGTGACGGACGCCTTGTACTGCATGCGGTCGTAGTAATTGGTGGTGGTATCCTGATTTCTGGTGATCCACCAGCCCGTATACTTTGCAGTACTGCCGTTGATGGGCGTATTGACCCGGTAGGTCATCTGTGTCACATTGCCGACAGCCACATGGGTGGTACAGCGGGTCGTGCCGTTGATATAGACCGGCGCCGCGCCGCTGGTCGTGCCGTCCGGCAGCGTCAGTTCCAGCGTTGCCGCCGTACTTGTCCCCGCAAAGGGCAGCCAGTACAGGATGGTCTGGCCGTCCTTCAGCTCCGTGAAAGTCGCCGACCCCTTCCAGGCATTGGTGGCAGCGGTCTGTGTGCCGACGATGACCTCTGCCGTGGCGTCCGAAAGATCGGTAATGGTGAAATGCGCCTGTGCGATCATGGCTTATTCCACCTCGCAGACGAATACTGTTTTTACCGTCACATCGTCCCCGTCCACATAGATGACCTTGCCCGTGGCGAACACCGCGCCGCTGTCCATGGGATTGCCGTCCTTATCCCGGCGATACCACTTATAGGTCTTCTCATGCTTATACGTGTCATCGCTGGTCACATCCGCCCAGCCAGAGCCGCTGTAGCGCATGAGTTTGGTGGTCGCGCCGCTGGTCTGAATCCAGTAATAGAAATCCCCCGTCGCGGGAGACGAGGGCGCTGTCTTGGAATAGGTAGTGGACTTGAGCGGATCGACTTCCTGTCCGTTCTGCCACAGACGGCAGATGAGGCAGGTCTGGCCAACGGTATTCTTGAACACGTCTCCCGCTGTGCTGTCGATGTCCGCCTGGTAATTGTCGGTCTTGTCGATGATGGTGATGGTGTCGTAGAAGAAAACCGTCGTGCTGTTGTAACGCGCCCGGCAGCGGTAAGTTGCGGAACCCTGCACATCTGCGGCATGGACGGTATAAGCGCTCCCTGCTGTGCCAGCTGTATCCGCCTGCACCTGCACCCAGGCGCCGCTCTCGAACTTTTCCCAAAGGAAATAAGATTTGCTGTTGGCGGTCAGGTTGGAAGAGCCCTGATAGAACTGCGCCTGCAGCGTAATTCCATCTGTATCGTTTGCCTGGCCGTTGGTGAACACCGTACCGTCCGAAGAATAGACTGTCAGCACATAGGCCGCCGTTCCAGTCGCGCCGGTGTTCACCTTGCTCCACTGAATCTTCAGCGTGGTTTCCACAGGCGAAGTAACAGGCACCGAGATTTCGCCCTGCGTCTGCCCTGAACCGCCCAGCGTGGCATTCGCCTCGATGGTGATGGTGAGCGGAATCTCGTTGTCCGTGGCGCTGCCGACCGCAATCGTCATACCTGCGGGCATCCCGGTGGGTGTGCCGACCGTGGGCGTGACCTTCGTCGTGCCGGTATAAGCCACCACATGGCAGGTCTTCGTGGCCGCCGCCACCTTTCCTGCATTGGTCCCGGCAAAGGTCATGTTTTCATTCGTCAGAAACACAAGCGACGCAGGCTGACCTTCTCCACCCGGCGCGCCGTCCTGGCCGTCCTGCACTTTGTAGATGGAAGCGGTATCTCCGATATTCGCATCAGAGGTAGTAATCCGCAGAGTGGCGCTCTGTCCGGCCCAGATAGCATGCGTGGGCTTCACGATGAGCGTCGCGCCCGTGATGCCGGCGTTGTCGCTGGTGGTGGGATAGTCCGTCCACGCGCCGGAGCTGTTCTTGTACTGCCACTTGCCCATGGTCACGTTCTGCAGGTTCGCCGTCAGGGTGATCTGCGCGGGAGACACAGACCCGGCGGCGTTGTACTTGAACACCTGCTCACCGCTGATCCAGGCGGATTTCGCGTCCTCGCCGGTGGTCAGCAGCGCGAAGGTGATATCCGCCGTAGCGTTAATGGTCAGTCCGGTATCCGGATCCGCATAGGCCACATAAGCGATGTAGGTCAGCTGTTTGCTGGTGGCGGTCGCCAGGTTGTTCTTGTTGACCGTCAGTACCTTGCCGCTGACCGTTTCGCCGGAACTGAGCGCAGCCTCAGCGGCGGAACCGTCCTTGCGTTTCCAGTTGATGGTGAGGGCGGCGTTGTTCAGCGCAATGGCGGTCTGATTGGCGTAGACCACAGGCGTGATCACCAGCTTTCCGGCCGTGGTCGTCCAGTCCGGGCTGTAAGCGCCTGCGTTCACGTCATTGATCTGTGTGCGGGGCTGATTCGCTCCCAGATAAACAGAAAGCGACTTGCCGTCCGACAAGTCGATGATGGTTTTTGAGCCCGTTGCAATAATGGCCATGTTATGATCCTTCCTCCTCTGTCAGTTCGCAGTCGTAGGTGGCGCTATAGAGCACGTCCCTTGTGGTGAGCGTGATGCTTTTCATTCCTGTATGCGCGGCGTTCCAGATATTATCCGCTGTCTCATCCGCTGATTTCCGTTTCCACTGAAACCGGGACGCGGGAATATCGTTTGTAACATTCTGGGTGCCATGCCAGACCCGCGCCGTCAGCGCGGTGGTCCGGATATCTTCAGAGAGAATATCCGAAGTGGCTGTGATCTCCATCCGGAATCCCAACAGCTCGTCCATATCCTCATACACCTGGGATACCCGCAGATTGATGCCCTCGTTGCTGGACAGGTCGAGGGTTTTGCCAAAATCAGAGGCAACATGCCCGGTGGTGATCGTGCCGCCCTTGATGTTCGCGCCCTCTATGGTCTCTGCGGCAATCTCCGCGCCGGTGATCGTCCCTGCCAGAATCTCGTTTGATGTAATCGTCCGGGACGCGATTTCGTTGGCGGTGATGGCGTTGGCTACGATCTTGTCGCCCGTGATGCTGCGCTCCGTCAGCACATCGCCGTCCAGCGTATCCACGCTTTGGGAAACGAGATCGCCGGTATTGTTGAGCGCATAGACCACAGATTTCTTTGACCCGACCAGCTCCAGCCGCTCCACGGACAGGGTGCCGGCGTTGATCTTGTTGGCGGTCAGCTCCACGATTTTGGCATCTGTAATGGAACCGTCCGCGATCTGCGTGGTGCCTACCGCCTCCGCGCCGATGAGCGCCTGGGTGATCGCCGCCAGCCCAATCTGCGCCGTGCCGACTGCTGCGTCCGCAATCTGCGCCCTCGTGATCGCCGCGTCCTGAATGTTCGCCGTGCCCACAGCGGCATGCGCGAGTTTGGCGTTGGTGACGGACAGTTCCCGCAGACTGCTGCCTGTCACGGAACCAGGCGCGATCTTTGTCGCCGTCACCGCGCCTTCCGTCAGCTGGTACCCGGCCACCGCGCTGCTCTCCACGGCGAACACGTTCCCGACGGTAATGCTGCTGTACCGTCTGGTCAATGCGTCCCATTCATAGCCGGATACCTGCGCTTTCGCCACAAAGCCCGTCGGCGCGTGACGGATGCGCACCAGATCGTACAGGAACACCCGCTCCAGATTGCGGTACTGCTTATATTCCTCCGTATCGCCGATATGGATGAAGTCGATCTCCAGCGTCAGATCGGGCAGGTCGCAGCCCTTAGCAAATTCATCCGCGGCCGCCTGCCGCATGAGCGCATAGCACTCATCCTTCGACATGGGCGTGATGTCCTCGGAGGGTGTTTCTTCATCATCCTCATTGACCACGACCTCTTTCGCATCCGAAACGGCCAGCGTGCCTGTATGTACCACGGGATATTCACCGATGTGCGGGCTGTCCATCCATTTCTCCGGCAGGAGCAGCGTTTTGCCATCCGCATCCTCGCCAAGGGGAACGATGCGGGTGATTACCTCATCCGTGCTTTTGCTCCACGAGATACCCGTCATGTTTTTGCCGTAAGCGATCTCATAACCCCGGTCTGCGGGCTCATCGTTGTCCAGCAGGTAGAAGTCGTTGTTGTCCCGCACCAGCCGCACCCGGGCCCTTTGCACAAGTCCGTACTCCGGATCGAGCAGGAACTTGATGGGATTGACGAAGCTGCGGTCGCCCAGGTTGACCCGGCGGGTGATGTTGGTGGCGAGAATCCGGTCGTCCGGCGTGAACAGCGTCTGGCGCATCTTGGTCAGCGCGTTCACCACATACGTACCCATCTGAGAGGTCAGTCTGCCGCACATATTGCCCATGAAGTCGTAGCTGATGTGCCGCGCCTCTACGGCTACCTCATGGTTGGCCGTGTCCACGGCAACGGAATAGATGCGGAAGCACTGCTCAGTAGCCTGTTCCGCAGGTACGATGACCGTGCCGTCATCCTCCAGCGGCCTGTAGGCGGGAACCGGCGCTTTAATGATCCGCTCCTCCTGCAGTTCCTTCCAGCGCAGGTCTTCCGTAATGGGATGTATCAGTGTCAGGCCGAAATCGCCGCCCGCGATTTCCTTCACCGTGCAGGAGAAGGGCTGCAGGATGCACAGGCCGTTACCAGTCCATGTTGTGGTGTTGGCTTCATAGATACAGATCACAGGCGGTCACCTCCTTCCAAAGGGTATAAAGAAAGCGCCTCCGAAGAGACGCTGTTACAAGTTGAAAAGTAAGAGACTTATGCTTTTGTCTTTCGTACCCATTCATCCCAACGTGGATCTGCCTGCATTTCTTCTTTTACCGCCTCGCGTTTTGGGACGCACCACCAGGGCCAGACATCTGGTAATTCCTCTGAGAATCGACTTTGGATGGGCAGTGCTTCGGCATTCGTTCTGACATGGTGTAACAGAGGCGACGTGTAGAATTCAGGGCTGGTTTCACTCAATTTGTCATATGCTGTTGCATGACCAAGCGCCATATCAAGCGCCTCAAATGCGCCGTCTTTTTCTCCTGACAGCCACAGATAATAAGAACGCAGCATATGGAGGCAGGTAAGCCATGCGCTGCTTTTTCCGTAGAAGTGGTCTGTGTAGACGAGATCAAACATCATGATTGCATTCCCTATCATCCCGGCAGCAGTATTCGTCGGCATGTGAATGTCCGTCCGCACAATACTTTCGATTAATTCCGTGCTGCGCAGGATCATATCAAGCAGCGCTTCGCCGGATGCGGAAACCTCTTCTTTCCCGTCAAAAGCGTTAATCCGCAGCATTAATCTGGTCGCATTGATATCAGGGGCAGATTGTGCGAGAAGAAGAGCTTTTTCATGTTCGCCTGTGTTCTTATACAACTGCGATAGCTCGATCACAGCCTGCTGGCGCATCTCTCCGCTATTAAGCGAGAGCAGAAGCTTTTCGTAGAGTCTGATAGCTTCCTTCCATTCTGAGTATTCCCTGTGCCTGACAACGTCGTAGACGCTGTAGCCATCGTCTCCCTCGATGTGATGTTCGCCATGGCGTACATATCCTGCGGTGAACAGCGCTGATGCGAGCGCAAGCGTGAGCTTTTCATTTCCGGGGAACTCAATGAGGGCTTCTCTTGCAAGGGCGATGCACTCATCCATGCTGACATCTTTTCCGTTGTTCTGACGGATCATATCATTGATTTGCCTTGCTAATGTGTCAGCTTTTTTAGACCTTTCATTATCGTACCCGAACAGTTCATCAATTGAAACATTGAAATAGTTGGCGATAGAAGGTATTACTTCCATATCGGGATAGCATATCCCTTTCTCCCAGCGGGAAACCGCCTGCGCTGTGACGCCCAGTTCCTCTGCAAGCGCATCCTGCGTTCTTCCGTTACGCTGACGGAATTCTTTGATTCTCTCTCCAAGCTTGATCATAGTCTGGCTCCTTCACTGTTCATTCACCGGTGTGATTATATTGTAAAGAAGCATGATCGCAAAATCAATAATCAATCTGTTGTTTTGATTTCAACAGTTTGTTTATATCTAAGGTTTATAAATACCGCCAGTTCGGTGTCACCACCAGCTTTGTCACTGTCCCCGTCCAGGTAATCGTGCTGTCTCCCGGCGGCAGGTACTGCGGATCGCCGTCCACCTTGTCATTGAGCAGCGCGCCGCCATCCAGGCTGACGCACTCCTGCGCCTCCCAGTCCAGCACGATGCCGTTCCCGATGCCGCTCAGCACAACTGCATTGCTGTAGGTAGCCAGCGTGATCGTCCCGCTGCCGTAGACAGTGATTTTCGGCCAGGCGGGGACCGTGCCGGGATTGTGAACCTTCGTGCCGCTGGCTGTGATCGTAATATCCTCCGCAGGCGGGTACAGGCGCTTGTAGGGCTGACACTGAAACGGCACAGCGAAGCTCCTGAACCCGCGCCCACGGAGGATTTTGCTGAAATCGATCTGGTTGATGATTCTCGCGTCATAGGAGCGGTCTGGCTCGTTGCCAAACACCACGCTTCCGGAGCCCTGCAGCCATGCGCAGATGGCGTCGATGTCTGTGCCCGGTCTGACCCAGCAGGTGGCTGTTTTCAGCACAGGCTCATACACCGGCAGGTTGTTCTCGGGCAGGATCAGCACACCGTCACGACCGGGGATGGTGATCTGGCTGACCCGTTCTTTCGGGCGAGTAATGGCGGGATACTCAGAAACCATGATGCCATAGTCCTCCGAGCTGACCCCGTTCCACAGGAAATAAGGATGCGTATTAATCACCTCCGTCAGTAGCCGTATCCGCGCTGCCGCCTGCGCGTCATGGCGCTGATCTGCGCGGCAAGGGACTGGGCGTCCATGTCGTTTGCCATGACCATGTTTTCTACGTTCACGGCGGGAACCGTTTCAGGCTCCGCGTTGTTGGCCCTGACCGCGGAGATCAGGTCCCGCAGCAGGGATTCCATGTTCTCCGTCGAGCGTTCGTTCATGAAGCCAGACATGACGTCGATCATGCCAGCCTTGAGCCGTGCAGACATCTCCGCCCACAGCGTGCCCAGCGGGAGAATGGCTTCAGCGCCAGCCTCGCCGACGCCCTGAAGCCCGGCCGAGCTGCCCAGGATGGTGGGCTTGTCGAAAATGCCGCCCAGCGCGTTCCAGGAGACGGACAGCTTGGGCAGCTTGATGCCCCAGCCGATGTCGTTCCAGGTCACGTTGATCTTGGGCAGCTTGAAGGAGGGCAGTTTCCACTGGAAGTTGAACAGACCCTTGAAGTAATTGACCTTCTCCTGCAGCCAGGTCTTTGCCGATTCGATGGGACTCTTGATCACTCCCAGGACGCTGTCCCACACGCCCTTCACGCCGTTTTTGATGTTTGTCCAGCCCTGCACGATGCCGGTCTTTGCGTTAGTGATTGCCGTGGACACTGCATTGGTGATATTCCGCCAGGACGTGGAAGCGTTGGTCCTCAGCGTGTTCCAGGTGCTCTCGATGCCGGACTTGATGTTGTTCCATCCGGTGGTCGCGCCAGACTTGATATTATTCCATGTGGTGGCGAAGAACGAGGTCACGCCGTTCCACACGGATGTGGCCTTGCCGCTGATCCCGTCCCATACGCCGCCAATCCAGGTGGTGAAGCTGTTCCACACCGTTTCCGCGCCGGTCTGGATGGAAGTCCATACACCGGAAATAGTCGTTTTGATTCCGTTGAATACAGTACTGGCTGTGGTGGAGATGCCGTTCCAGATACCGCTGATCCAGGTGCTGAAACTCGTCCACGCCGTATTCGCGGCGGTGGAAATGCTTGTCCATACGCCCGAGAAGAAGGTGGTCACACCGTTCCAGACTGTGCTGGCCGTAGTACTGATGCCATTCCATACGCCGCTGATCCACTCCGTGAAGGCCGTCCACGCCGTATTCGCGGCGGTGGAAATGCTTGTCCATACGCCCGAGAAGAAGGTGGTCACACCGTTCCAGACTGTGCTGGCCGTAGTACTGATGCCATTCCATACGCCGCTGATCCACTCCGTGAAGGCCGTCCATGCCGTATTCGCGGCGGTGCTGATGCTTGTCCAGATACCCGCGAAGAAGGTCACAATGGCGTTCCATATGGTTTCGGCGGTGGTTTTGATGCCCTCCCATACGCCGCTGATCCAGGTGGTGAAGTTCGTCCACGCGGTACTGGCGGCGGTGGAGATGTTCGTCCAGGTAGTGCTGAAAAAGGCAACAATGGCGTTCCACACCGTGGCCGCCGTGGTTTTAATGCCATCCCAGACGCCTGCGATCCACTTCGCGAAAGCTGTCCACGCCGTGCTGGCTGTCGTGACGATGTTTGTCCAGGTATCGGAGAACCACTGCTTGATGGCGTTCCACGCCGTCACCACGCCGGTCTTAATTGCCGTCCATGCGTCCGAAAGCACCTGCCCCAGGTTGATGCCGAAGGCTTCGGCGATGGAGCACAGCGTCTCCCAGAAGGTAGAGAAGAAATTGGTGATGGCCGTCCACACATCCTGCAAAGCGATACACAGGCTGTCCCATTTTTCTTCTTTCTCAATCACTTTGGCTAACGCTCCAGCTTTTGCCGCTTCGTCCTTCAAACGCTTCACTTCGGGTTTCGGGACGTTCGGGTCAAACTGCGCGTTGGTGTATGCTTCAAGCGCAACACGCAGTTTTTCGTTGACTTCTTTCAGACCGTCTGCAATGGATTCAAGCTGCCTTTCAGTCAGATCGTGCATACAGCCATGCGCCAACTGTTCGCCAGCTTTCCACACTTTGCAGTCATAGTACAGCCAGCCCGTTCTGTCAGGCCAACTACCAGAGCCTGAACACCGGCGTTCGCGGTTCCGCGCAGGTGGGCGCGACGATGAGCACGCCGACCGGCAAATTCTACTCGAACACCGTAACCCACACGCTGAATGCTTCCACCAACGCCGCGTTGTTTACCGCAATGAAGGCGTACTTCGAAGCGGGTAATTCCGCACTTGTGCTGTACAACGGCGAAACCTCGTCCAGCAGCGGCTATTCCAGCAACTATCACCTCCATCGTCAACTGGCTGACTTCGCTGGACGACAAGACCAAGGATACCATCATCAAAATTGCCGCCGTTGCCGCCGTTGTCGCCGCTGTCGGCCCGGTGTTGCTGGTGGGCGGCAAGCTCATCACGGGCATCGGCAAGGTGATCAAGAACGTCGGCTCCGTTATGAAGGTCATTTCTGGCGCGACGAAGGTCACCGGGCTCCTTGGCAAGGCCATGACCGCCCTGACCGGCCCAGTGGGCATTGTGATCGCTGTGATCGCGGTACTGGCTGCGGCATTCTATTCTCTCTACAAGAATAATGAAGAGTTCCGGAACAAGGTCAACGCCATCTGGGCGAACATCTGCGCGGCGTTTGAAAAGGTGAAGGCGGTATTCGTCAGCGCGTTTCAGACCATGCAGTCCTGGTTCGCGCCGATCAAGGCGTCCCTGGAAAGGCTGTGGCAGACTGTGCAGAAGATCGTGCTGAAGCTGATGCCCGTCTTCGAGGCGATTGCTGCGGCTGCCGGCGCGATGGTGGCCGTCGTGGTGGCGAAGATCGCCGGTATCATCTCCGCCATTGGCCCCATGATCGACGCCATCGTCAATTTCATCGATTTCCTGGGCAATCTGCTGTCGGCTGTCATTTCGCTGTTCTCCGGGGACTGGGATGGCTTCACCCAGGGTATCAGCGACGCATGGGACAGCCTGTGTATCGCTTTGCAGGATGTGTGGACGGCCATCACCAATTTCTTCTCCACCTTCTGGGAGACGCTGTGCTCCATCGCCGAAGCCTTCGGCATCGACCTGGGGCAGGTGCTTTCGGACGCATGGACGGCAATTAAGACCGGCGTGGTGACGGCGTGGAACGCCATCAAGCAGTGGTTCTCCGATACCTGGACAAACATCGTCACGACAGCCAGCACGGCGTGG